ACAAAAAAGCACAAAGCTAATTACTATATTAAATAAGCTCGAGGGCTTTTAATTTAGAAAGGTTTGGTTGAGGCCAATGCCCAATTTTTACAATATTTTACGTGCACGTAAATTTAACACCACAGCAGACACAGCTTTAGAAATAGCCCCATATGGAAGTGCTACACCAAACTTCTCTATAGATGCAGGTGGCAAGCTTAGATGGAGTTCTGGTTCAGCTGTTGCTGATACAACTCTTTATAGATCTGCTGCTGATGTTTTAAAAACAGATGACAGCTTTGATGTAGCTTCAAACTTAACAATAAGTGGAACTACAATTCTTCAACAGTCAAAAGAAAAGTTTACCGTTTCATCTGCTTCGATTAACTCTACAGCAACAAACGTTTACGTTTTAGATGGTGCTGTTTATTATTATACGGGAACAATTACTAATGGTTTTAAATTCAACATCACAGGAAACTCTTCAGGTACTACTTTAAACTCCCTGTTAACTACTGACGCCGATGCTATCACGGTAGTTCTGATGATAGAAAATGTCACTACCGCTAAGTCTTTCGCCGCAAGTAGTTATTTAACTATTGATACAAACGCAACTGTAGCTATTAAATGGTTTGGCGGATCAAAGCCAGCAGGAAACATTGGAACAGATGTCTATACATTAACCATTTATAAAACAGGGACAGATGCTTTCACAGTATTTGCTAGTCAATCTAAGTTTGCTTAAGGAGATTTAAAATGCCTTTTTTAGCGGGTAGAGGACAAGGCGGACGAGGTATGTTTGGGCTTGGTGGCATCCCTGGTGCCCCTACGTTTACAAATACAGCTACTACTGTAACAGAGCAAAGTAATCAACTAACAGTAAGTTTTATTGCACCAGCTTTCAATGGCCGGACTAGCCATCACTGGGTATAAATATTCTTTATCTATTTCCACTAATAATGGAAGCACTTATGGTGCGTACAGCGAATATGTATTATCCAGTTGGACATCTGGAACATCTTTCGTTATTGCTTCATTAACTAATGGTTATTTATATAAGATTAAGATAAGAGCAGTTAACTCTTTAGGAGATGGCGCAGAGTCTGAAGAAACAGCTGCATTTAAACCCAACACTGTACCAGGTGCACCTACTTCTGTAGTGGGAGCATCTGGAACAAGAGGTCAGTCTTCGGTATCATGGGTTGCTCCATCTGATAATGGAGGTACCGCTGTCAGCTCTTACACCGTTCAATATTCTACTTCAGCAACATTTGCTTCTAACATTACAACAGTAAGTCCAGTATCATCTTCATCGCCAAAATTGGTTACTGGTTTAAATCCTCTAGATAACGGACAAACTTATTACTTTAGAGTAGCAGCTACTAACGCTGGCACCAATGGTGGCACTGGACCATATTCCACTATATCAGCGATAGTAACTCCTGCCACGGTTCCAGATGCACCAACTATAGGAACGATGACCCTTAGTACCACTGATACTACAGACTCATTAGCATGGACTGCTCCTGCTTCAAATGGTGGCAGCCAAATTACTGGATATGTCTATGCTACCAACAACGGAAGCACTATTGTTGAGGTGGGGACAACGGGTAATGGCACTGCTACTTCAAAAACATTTAACCCTGGTTACACGACAACCACAACAACAATAAAAGTAGCAGCGGTCAACAGTATTGGCACTGGTCCTTATAGTTCTTTCTCCGCAGTAGGTCATGGTGGTTGGGCATCTGGTGCGGGTACTGTTCATCACCCTACTGCCTGTGTTACCGCCCCCTGTACCTGTGCTGCTCCAGACTGTTCCGGAGGCTGTAGTGCTCCAACCTGCACCTGCACCTGTCCTTCATGTCCTGGAGGCTGTGAAGATTGCGGCACCCGTACTCCTAATGGCACGTTACCCACGAGCAGCGGTGCTGCTGGAACAAGAACAGCAACTGCTGGCACAAGCACGTTAACAACCGCCGATACAAATACCAGAACTTGCTACAGATGGACAAGAGGCGGACAAGCAACGGGTTACACTTACAATCAAAACAGCACCGCTGGTTGTGATTCTGCCTACACCGGATGTACAGGTAGAACATGCTCTGCATGTACGGCTGGGTCATGCTCTGCTTGTTCGGCTGCTGGGGCTTGCTCTCCTTGCACGGGTGGAACATGCGGCTGCTCGACTTGCAGTGGCTCATGGTCAGGAACAGTCAGTAATCCAAGCGGCGCACCAACAATTACGCTTACAAACGGAACCTATCCTTATGCCTACTACAGTATTGCTTTCCCGAGTGGTTGGGTGTACAGTAGTCAGGATGGAAACTCGCTTTACTACCAAGGAGAATCTAGCGGACTTCCATGTGCTGGTGCTTTCCTAGGCCCCAACGATGTGCAAGGGTGCTCTCAAGGTGGAAACCGTGTTGTCGGTGGAGATGCCTGTAGGTATAATGAGTTCTAATAAAAAATGAAATGGATTTTATGAAATATTTTATGTTAATAATTGATAATGAAGTAGTTGGGCAAATTCCCAGTGCGGGTCTTTATATGGAAAAAGACAGCAATGAAGAAGCCGAAAAGTACTATGCAATTTTGAGTAGCAATCCTTCTATCGTGGCCGCAGATGAATTTATTCCTGAAGGCTCTATTTGGGATGGACAAAACTTCATCCCTGCTGTATAATAGTATTATGACTACACCGTGGCAAGAATGGAAAAAAAAGAACGCAGAGCGTCAGGCGACTGGTGTTGTTCGTCCATGGGATTTTTTTAATCCCGATACTGAATATGCTGATCAGCCGTTAGCTTTAGAGCGATGGAATATTTGTGCAGAATGTCCGAAGCTGCAGAAGGCAACTGGAACATGTTCTGAATGTGGATGTTTTATGAAATTAAAAGTTAAACTACAGGAAGCAACTTGTCCACTAGATAAATGGGGAGTAAAGCCCTAGTCTTCTTCGTCGTCGTCTTGATCGTCAGCGTTATCTTTGTTCACTACGCCATCTGGAATTGCGGCAAGTCGGCAATATCCACCATCTTGTACTTTTTGTTTAACGATCTTGCAAACGCCACCGCCGGCATAAAGATGACAATTAGAACACATAACACCAATAGCTGCATTATCATTATCAGCTGGGCCAACGTAACCAACCCAGATACCGTTGCCATCACCATTGGCAAGCTTGCCATACTTCTTGGCAATAGCCATTAACGCATTGGCAAACTCTTGCTCAGCTGGAGGTAGCTTATGGTCGTCATTGTGCGCCATCTCACTACCTATATCTTTGTGCTGTTCTGAAAGCCAATAGTTTTGCATGGTGTTATACTACCACTTCTGGGACTGGGATACAACTTCTAGTGCAATACGAAGTACTGTTGTGCTCGTAAATAATACCTTTAATTAAAGTTCTATTGCAAGATGGGCAGGTGAAGCCCTTGGTTAATAGGCCATGGTACATAATAGCTTTTCCGGGCAATTCTTTTTTAACTTCTTTAACACTTGTTATATTTTTCTTAGCTGGCTTCTTTGCTGCCATAACATACCTCCATACATAGGTTACTATATATAACTAGTAACGCTTATTTTCTAGATTAGCTTTAGTAAGGATTTTTAAAATTATGGCTGAACCAATAGACATGTTAGAAGTTGCAAAGACATTGGATCCCCGTTTTGGGGAGAACATGCCACAAGAGGTTGCTGATGCTTTTGCCAGTGGTGATATAACTAGAGTATTTAGAACTTCAAAAGAAGCTTTCTATACCAAAATGGGAGCCATGGGTAGTGCTGCAAGTCCAACCGGTGATTATTCTGGTTCTATCTATGCTCAACATAGGGATGGTAGAGTAGCTAGATTTAAAAATCCAGAAGTTGCTCAGGGACATGCAAATCCTGGCCAGGTTGCGCGCGATGCTGGATGGAACGCTAAAACTAGGGGCAAAGCTGGGGAAAGTGCATTCTTCGATGAAGCATATGTTTGGTCAAATGATTTAAATCCAAAAAGAAATCCTGATACCTCAGCAGCTTTCAATGCTGTAAGGCAACAAAATCCAACGCTTACTCCTGATAAAGCAATAGCAGAAGTTGCAAAGAAAAATGGTCCAGGCTTTACTCCAACCACAGTTGCTGATCCCAGAAGCATTATGGGGCAATATATTCTAGAAACAGATAGTGCTGTCAATAGTGCTACGCACCAACGGTGATTTTATTACCGATGTTTTTGAAGCAAATGGTGAAAGACATTTCTTTGCTGGAAACACTCCCAGTCCAGATGGTTCAAGATTAGGTGGAAAATCTTCTGAGCCTATATCAGATTTTATAACTCGTAAGGGAATCAAAACTCCACCACCTACTTCTGCCCCAAGTGTGGCAACTGCTAATGCCACTAAAGTAACCCCTTTAGCAGGTGAATATGATACTGGAGCAACTGCAGCAAAGGTAGCTTCTGGGCAGCCTATAGTCACCCCACCTCCGGTGACTTCTACTAGCGTACCGCCAGTATCTGTTCCCCCAACAACTAAACCACCTATCTCTAGAGGTCCTACGGTAGGTGCCCCAACTTCAGTTAGAACTACTCCTGGTCCACACGGAGCTGTAGCTGCCCCCGTAGCATCACATGCAGCTCCCGTAGTGCCAGTTACATCTCCTACAGGACCTACCGCTAGAATACTTACCGCTACACGAGCTGAAAATATTACAGCAAGAGAAGCGATTCGCGGTATAGCTGAGGACATTAAAGCTGTTCGTAAACCCGGTCAAAGATTACTTTCTGCCAATGGCTCTAAGGCTATGGCTGAAGCGGTAACTCAAGGGATCAAGGGATCAAGAAACCTCAAGATGCTAGCGGTGGGGTCAGCACTTGGACTTGGTGGCTATACCGCTAACAGATTAGCTGGTAGGGGCGATACCTCAGACCTAGGTGGTTAAGCTTCTTCTCTCCATAGCCACTCTGGATGTTCTTTAGTCCATTCGATTGTAGCTTCAAGCGAATCTTCCAAAGGAATTGGGGCTACCCATCCAGCATCAGCTAACTTCTTTCCATCAAGAGCGTAACGGAGATCATGTCCTGGTCTCGTTGAGTGAAAGTCTACTAGTTCGTACTTGAGTTCTTTACCCCAATACTTAGCTATCATTCTTGCCATAGTAAGGTTATCTATCTCACGCTCACCAACGATATGATATTTATCTGGTCTATCATTATCTGGGTATGGTGTCGCCGGCAAGTTCTTTAAGATGAACAACAAAGCATCTGCTTGGTTTCTAGCATGAAGATAATATCTCGAACCAATGTTACCCTCAGTACCATGAATAGTCATGGGGATATTCTTTTCCAAAGAGTACATAACCTTAGGAACAAACTTCTCTGCATCTTGACGCTCACCAATAATATTCATCGTGTTAGTAATAACTACAGGCACATCAAATGTACGCCAATAAGAAATACATACTGCTTCCTGTGCAGCCTTAGAAGCTGAGTAAGGATTAGATGGCAAGATAGTATCCCACTCTGCGTGAGCATAACCAGCAGGCGCGGGGCCATAGACTTCATCTGTAGAAACCTGCAAGAAAACTTCTGGCTTAATCTTACGTGCCAACTCTAACATGTTAACCATAAGAGCTACGTTGTTAGTTATAAAAGGTGCTGGTTCTGTAATTGATCTATCAACATGTGAATCAGAAGCCATAGAAATAATATAATCTACGTGTCCAATGTCCTTAATCATTACATCCGAGAATGGGACAGTCAGATCATGCGTAATTAGTTTTGCACGATGCTTATTAGCTTCCCATGAAGTAATAGATGTAATTCTATCTGTAACACCACGATGACGGAATGAGTCAGTGATTACTACGTCCCAGTCTGTTGTCTTAAAAATGTGTTCTAATGTGTGGTGTCCAACAAATCCGCCAGCACCTGTTAATAATACTCTTTTTTTCATTTAATTTTCCTTTTTATTTTTCGTCTTCATCATAGAAGACATCTTCTTTTGCTTCGTAAGTACTGGGATCAATCCCATAAAGTTTAGTAACAAGAGAAGAGCACAGTTTTTGTTTGTTATCAAAAACGCCAATAGAATTATGCCCTTTAGCTCGCTCTTCTGCTATCTTTTGCCATTCTTCTTTACCGTATTTTTCTTCACCATCATACCATTTTTTTTCTCCATTAACTGAATACTTAAGGTACATTCTTACTAAAAATTTGCTACTATTTTTTATTCCGCCAACTCCATGGAAATATGGTTCGCCTCCTGGGTATAAGGGTGATCCGGACGGAAACACTACTATCTCTCCAGCTTTCGGCTTATATTTAATTATTTCGTCTCCTATAGAAAACATTAATTCACCACCTTCATAATCATCATTCATATATGTTGTAGCAGTTAGCAGGAATTTTTCACCAGGCCAATACCATTCCCCTATACCATAGTCAGTGTGGTATTGCATCGTCTTGCCTTCGCCGGTATCTACTCCTGGATTATATCTACCTATATTTTGATCTGATATATAAGATTTTTCCGGAAGAGTTATGTTGTTAATGGCTACGTAATTAGAAATAGCAGCTGTTACCGCTTCATTTAATCTATTGTGTAATAATAACTCTTGTTCGTATAAATCAAAATCATAACTAATACCATTTTCAAAAGATTCTTTAATATCTTGTATTATAAATTTGTAATATCTTGAACTACAATATTTTCCAAATACAAACCAATCAGTCCATTTAGAATAAACACCCTTGCCCTGCGATTCATTTTCTGATTTTTTCATTATAGTGTGAAGGCTTTTATGGTCCGGAAATAAATTAGTATATACAAAAATTTTAGGATAAATTTCCTTATACTTTAAATCTAAGTTTTCCATTTTTATAGCTCCATGGATAAGATTGGAGCGGTTGAAGGGAATTGCACCCTCACACCGTGGGTCGGAAGCGCACGTACTCTACTGTTAAGTTACAACCGCATATATAACAGTATACCATACGTGAACTCTATGAACCTGATAGGACCTGTAGTTCTTCTTCGGTAGGTGAAGTCATGGTAGCTTGGACCAGCAATCCATCAGTAAATTTCAAGTCATACTCTAGCCAAAACTTACTCTTACTTCCCCAGCCTTCCTCATCTAGATAAACCATGCTGTAGACATTAATGTGTCCATGAAAGTAAATCTTTTTAAATTCTGTTCTTTCATCCAATTCAAAGTCTACTAGATCGCTCTTATATATTCGGCCGGCATTATCAATCAAATACCTATCTAGACAGCAATCCATATCCTTACACTGAAACTCATCTTGACCAACAGCAGCATGAACAAATGACCTATATTTAGATAGCACATAAGACTCTAAGGGCAAGGGGTACTCTATTGTAAAATAATCAAACATTCCCATGGCTTATATTATACCAACATTTTTTGAGTTTTGAGGTCCTATCAGTTTAAAGGGTTACTATAAATAACATGGAAGCAAACCCAATAGATAATTTAAGATTTGATGTAGATGGAAGGGCTTATTTTCTCCATCATTCTAGGGCAGAGATTAAGGTTGGGGAAACGATAAAAACAACTGGAGCATTTGCGCAAAGCACCGCTGGCGACTCACTGTATGGCCACTCCTATGGTTGGGATGCCATGAACCCTAGGGCTATCTCAGATGCTTTTTATAATGACCCTAAAACAGGAAACCATGCTAAGAATATCTATATTACTTCAGCAGATGCTGAACAGGTAATGCCAGACTTAAATGTGATCCAATCTAATGCTAGAGCTATATCGGATGAACAAACTATTCTTCAAAGAATATCATTAGCAGCAGATGAAACTTTTGAAAGCGCTCATGCTAGAGTTACGGCTGCTTTGCAAGGATTAAATATTCCAATGAGAACAGTTGAGGAAGAAAGATTAGCTAACTTAGAAATGGCTATTTCTGAAAGAGGGCAAAGAGCTAGCGCTGGATACATGGAGGCTTCAGCAGAAACTAAGATGAGAGAACTTGCTAAACTAATGGATAGTGGGAAATCTGTTCCGCATAGAGTTCCGGATAATTTAGATGAAATGTCCAAACTAGCGGATCAAGATTATAATTATAATTATATAGAAAACGGGAGACCTAATTCCAGAAACCTTCAAGCCCCACTTCAGGGTCGAGCCTATAGAGAAGGTGGGCTAGATGGTTTAAGAGCAGAAATAACAAAACAACATGGCACTTTTGATGCATTCGGGAGAAGGGGAGAGGTAATAGGACAGCTAGAAGAATTAACCGCTAGGGCTGGAGATGCAGCGGGGCGTAAATTGGGAACTTTGTCAAAAGGAACTTTACGAAATATTTTAAAAGCTGGTGAAGTAGCAGCTGCAGTAATGCGCAAAAAAAGTGGGGCAGCTACTGCCATTAATTTACTTGGTGAGATGATTTAGGTTATAAATATGGCAATGAATATAGATGATTTTGTAGCTGGTATCAAAGGAGTGCCTTTTACCCCAGGTAAATCTGGATTTCCAGAAAATATAGGAGTTGGATCAAGAGAAGCTTTTAATCTTAAATTCGAAGGAGGATCTTCTTATTGGTGGAATGCAGGTGGAGATAATCCCATGAGTATCCAGAAACTAGCTCATTCTTCAACAACTTATGCAAATGCTCAACGCTTAGATCCTAGAGAAGTAAATGAAACTATAGCAAAAAGTAATGGCATGACAGTTGGAGAATTAAGGTCTGCCATAGAAAAGGGAGACGCTAAAGGTAGTATTGTATTTGGTCGTCTTCCGAAGCAATCTTCCACTATGTATAGTGGCGGTGGAGAAAATATGGGGGAAGCTTTTCAGGCATCTGAAAGCATTAAGCCCAGAAGTGTTATGGAATTGCCAACTCAAATAGAGCACCATAGGGGAGGAGCTTCTTTTGTTTCAGGTGGCAAAAGAACTGCTTTAAATTCCACAGACTTTACACGCCCTGAAATGCACGATTGGATGAAGAGCTTTGCTCAAAACATCAAAAATACAGTAGGGGAAGGCGTTAGTTTGCCTGCTGGGACACAGGAGCTATTAGATGCTCCTACTATGTCTGAAGGAAATACTGCATTTAGAAAATATTTAGAGTCTTCCGGAAAAATTGATACCTACCCCGAAGCAAGATTGACTTCGATAATGCCGGACTCTGAGGGTCTATTGAACTTTCAATACACTGGCCCAGAAGGACAATCACTAAATGCACAAACTAGAAGGGCATCGATTGATGCTCATATTAGTAGGCCTGTTTTAGGACCGGAAGCTAAGATAAGCACTTCTGCTATTATGGATATTGGTACTCCAGCTGAAGGATTAACGACTAGGGCAGGGGTGCAACGGAGCTACTGAATCAACAGGGAGAGTAGTGCCTATTGCAAAAGTTGCTTCAGAAACTGTTAAAGAAGAATCTAAAGTTGTTTCCAAAGCAGTAACTAGAGCTGGAAAGATGTCAGAACATACGCTACAGGGCACTATGGATGCTGCTGCTACGGCAGTAAAAGTAATGAGAGGGGTACTTTAGTGCCCTATAGTTATTAACCTTAGCCTTTTAAATTTTTTTTAATCTTTGATGCTCCAAAAACAAGGTGCAACCCATTTTTTACCTGATGTGATCTCAACAACCTGATGTAAAAAAGTTTGATCTGCACTAGGAAAAGCTATTAAAGTTCCTGCCTTAGGTTTCATCTTAATGGATAAATTAGGAAAATCTATTTCTCCACCTGTATATGTATCATTTAAATATAGTACACTGCTTATTTGTCTTAGATGTCCAGTAGAAGTAGATGCGTTATAAGATAATTCTCCATCTAGATATTCTAGATTATCAGTATGCAATTCAAGGATGTCGCCAATTTTATACTCTATAACATTACTGAAGTGTTCATCGTGCAAAGAAACGTTATAAAAATTCTCTATTTCTTTTTTAGACTTAAGATATAAATCGCAAAATCCTTCATGTAAATCTAAAGGTATGTTATATGTTCCTAAAGTAGATTTTTGTCCTTCTCTACGATTTGGCTCTGAAGCACTAAGCCAGTTAACTAGTAAAGATAGATAATCTATATCAATTAAATTTTCAATTAAAAATATTTCATCTTTAATCATGACAAAGAATAAAAGTTAGTATAAGAATACTTAACGCCTTTAATTATTGGCTTGGTGTAGTGTGATTTAAGGGCATCAAAGAAAATAACCATTCCGCTTCTTGGAACTAAAGTCATTAATTTATTCATCAATAGATCTTTACTGATTTCACAAAATACCAATTCTCCACC